GTTTTATAGGCATTATCCTCTAAAGTTAAATTAGTGAGGTTGATTCTGTTGCTAAGTTCAACCTCTAAAAACTCCGCTTACCGTTTAGGCAGCAAGTGCATAACTTTCGTCATTTGCATTTATATTTTTTGCTTCTTCGACCGAGTGTCCTCAATCCTAACGTCTTTAGCTTTGACGATTCTCCATTGTTCTAATTACTGTCATGTCGAAACTATTCACCCCCATTAGAAAGTGTACCACACATACGTTTCGAACCGTATGCTAACCCGTGGAAGGTGTACCGGTAAGACTCCACATATATTTATTAAGTGGCGATACACTTTCTGGTGGAGGTGATGGGAATCGCACCCATGTCCACAACAACTTTCAAACAACTTCTACGAATTACTTAATTGCTTCTGTGTGCTTATGTTTTAAAGATTTTTTCATAGCTTTAAACCATAATTTTTTTTCTTTTACAGCATCATGATTCACACAGGCTTCATACATCTTTTTAACGAGTTTTTTTACTTTCATAATAAACTCCTTTCCCTATGATTGTCATTATATCGTAATATTTAGGTTTTGTCAACCTTTTTTACCATTAATACCAGTTCCGACCCACCACCTATTTTATAATGTGAAATAGGAAACACAAAATTAGTACCTATAGGTATCAAAATGGGTGTTAAAATGATACCTATAGGTTGCTTTTTACTTCTGTTCTTTGTAAAAATTAATGGCTTTTACCAAACCGTGAATGTGGTCTTCCGTCTTTTGTTTGAATAATAGAGGTTTTTCATCTTCTACTGCCATAATAATGACCAAGTTATGAATTGGTTGACCAATTAATTCTTCATACATCAATGCATATGCCGTTGTTTGCCAAAAGTAATCTTCAATGTGTGCTTCGGTTTTAATTTTTTTGGAAGTTTTAAAATCAATTACCGATAATTCACCATCAAACTCACCAATACAGTCTACACGACCCGCCATGCCTAACTGTGTTGACCATAATGCCTGTTCTTGATAATGAATATTATTGATATGATTCAATAATGGTTTTAAAGACATAAACATTTCTTTTGCATCAGGCATCACATCACCTAATGATTCATTGTTTAAATATCTCTCACATAATGTATGTACGTTTGTACCACGAGATGTTGCTTTCTTTGATACTGCGTTAGCAACATCTTCACCAACTCGTTTACGCCATGCCATGATGGCATCTTTCTTTTGGGCGCCAAGCACAGTTGTGACAGAAGGCAATCGTGTGCCGTCAGGTAAAGTATAATATCTTTTACCATCAGGAAATGTTTGTGATTGTAAGTCTTGTAATTCTTTTGGTGGGCAGTAATTAAACATATTATTTGAATTGTGGTCCGCCAGCCCAAACAACTAATGACTTGCGAATACCTTTGGTTACGGGAGTTACTCTATGTTGTGTATATGATGGAAAAAACCATGCACGACCTTTTTTCATCTCTAATGTACGAATTTCATCGTTAGGTAATCTTAATTGCAATTCACCACCTTCGAATTCGGAAGGATCAGAAAGCAACATCGCCATCGATAATTTTCTTGTTGGTACGGGGCCAGAACCAATAGAATCATCTGAGTGCCATGTATAATGTCCTCTATCATCTTCTTTATAAAGTCCTAATTGCATTTCTTCAAAAAATCCTGTTAGATTGTATTGAAAAAATCTACTATTAACATCGGCAAATGCTTCAGAAACTTTTTCCCATAAGTTTATAGTATCTGCTCTAACAGTCAACCAACCAATATCAGTAGACCGATATTTTTTATCAACAACACCTTTACCTTCGCTGTTTTGAACATGAGCTTGATAAGAATCTTTCCAAGCCGAATCGGATAAAATTTGGTCGATTTCTTTATCAGAAAGAAAATTTTCCCAATAAGCATGAGTATCACGACCAGGAGTATTTTTAGGTTTAATAGGAAAAAACATAATTAATCTTTGTTGTAAATCATTGCCAATGTATAACGATAAAAGGGAGCCAAATATGATTGCGGTCTAATTGCATGAGGAATTCTACCATCAAATACTGTAACACGACCTGGTGTATATGGTGTTGCCAAAAGTATTTCTCTCAAATTATCTTTATAGAATAATGTTTCACCATGCCATCCATCTTGCCATTCTAAATTCACATAAAACAAAACAACTTTATTTTCTGGATGAGAGTGTTGAAAATTTACGTCTGATGGTGTCGATAAATTCAAATATGTTTTTACCAATGTATGTCCATAAATTTCTTCTTCGATAGGAGTATTTTTAAATTCATTTAAAATACCAAGATTTATTACATCTTCATAAGAATATTGTGAATGTAAAAATCGATGTTGCATTTTTTCATTTATACATCCATCTGGCCAACCAATTCTAAATGTAGAATTTTCTGCAAATTGATATGCCGCTGACCTGAATGAAAGAGAAAATAAATCATCATAGATATGAATTTTTCTTCCAAAGTCTGCTTCTATTTCTCTCATTTTCTATCCATCAAGTGTGTTCTATTTCTTATATAGATTTGCATATTACGTCTGTCATCATCCATAATATCATTATATTGGTCTGCATATGGCCCATTTTTTCTAACATAATGTAAAAATACTTGACCAGAATAATAATCTTCAGGACCATCACAAACATTTCTCCAATGTGGTACTTCTGTACCTGGATATATTACGCCATCACCTTCTGCCATATCTAATCTTTTATCACCAACATAAATTGGCCACGCATAATTATGTGAACGGCCTAATTGAATTGTTACACTTACTTCACAGGCCTCTCTGTCAGTATGTTTTTCTAATATATCACCATTACTATAAAGACGAGCATATGCATATGTTGGTAAAAGTTCTTCTCCAACCTGTTCTTCAATAAGAGGCCACAATTTTTCTTGTAGTGTTTCAAATACTATTTCGTGATGCATTACTGTTAATGCATTAGGCACTTGGCTATCACCGCTTTTGGGATTTCTCATAAGAATATGAGTGAAGAAATGGCAGAGCTCTTTTGGTAAGAGATCCGCCATATAAATTAATTCGTGGGTTTTTGATTGATTTTCCATAATATAATCATAACATAAAAAAACTAATTGTCAAGCAATTAACAATTTAGGTATTGATTGTTACCAAATTGTTTGCAATATACAAATAGTTATTTGCATTTGCGGTAATCATTTCGTTCCATGTGTTTACCACTTCACTCACAGTACATGCTTTAATATAATGTGGTGGTAAAGGTAAAGTATCAACAGTATTTCTCATTAAAATTGCAACTGAATTTGCTGGAACAACTATTTGTTCAGAAGTTTTTTGCAATATTCTGGTGTATTGAAATTGTTTTAGTTTTTTTGAACCAACAGAAATTATACCATTAGCTGTATATTGGTCATCAACACAAACAATAATACACTCTTTATCATCATCATTTGTGATTACTGTATTGGCAGGACCATCTAACAATTCATATTGATATTTTTTAGATGAGGGAGTAGGATTAAATGCTATCCAATCACCGCCGCTTGGTCCACCAGTATATGTAATTGATTTACCAGCAAAACTACTTAAATCGGTAATAACTTGAGTTGCAATTTCAATAGTATCACCAGTTTCGGATGTTGCTGTTCCGCTGCCTGCGTGAGCATAGATGAATTGATTTACATCTCCGTCATTTTTGTTTTCTTGTGTGACAATATCACCAGAATTTAAATTGCCAACACACATACAAAAACCACGACAGATAATTACTTCTCTATCCATGATTGTTAACCTGTAATTTCGTTAGAAGGAATAGTATCTGAAGAAGGTGTAAAAAGGTCTGTAAGAGAATATTCAGCAGTTTGACCAACTAAACTTTGATAAAATTCAACTCTAGCTGTATTTGCTTCTAAATCTTCTTGTGCTTTTTGATTGTTTGCAATTGAAACACCAGACATTGCAATTCTTCTTTGAATTTCAACAGGATCAGTAAGATCAGGCCACATCGTAGGCAAATGATATGCATAAGAATTATAGTCTGCTGGATCTTGTGAGTTAGTTACGTCTGAAGCGAAACTAACTTGCAAATGACCGCTATTTGCATTAAAAGATAAAATTTTCATTTTAATCGTATTCATTTTTTCTCTCTATTTTTAAAAATAAAATTAACTAACGTTTCCGTTTCTTGTGCCTGTGACAGCCCAAGTTGCAAAAGGATTTCCTACTATGTATGCTGCAGTACTACCACCACCGGCACCGCCTGGTGATGACGCTCCAGGACTTCCTAATGCTCCACCTGGACCACCAGGATTGGCGTTACTACCTGTTCCACCACCGCCAGCACCACCGCAAGTAAAGCTACCTGGACTTCCTCCGCTACCTGCACCACCACCAGCATTATAACCTGCGCCACCACCACCGCCACCGCCTTGGTAGTTTACGCCGCCTTTTCCTTGTGGTACACGGTTTCCACCGCCACCGCCACCACCGCCGCCGCCTGCGCTGATGTTACCGTTATTGTATATTGTGACTGGTCGGTTGATGTAAAGTGCGTTGCCTGCGTTACCGCCACCAGCACCACCACCGTTGTTACCACCACCGCCACCACCACCGCCATAACCTAAAATATATCCGTTATTAACTAATGTAACAGTATCACCCGCATTGAAACTAGCAGGTATTTGCATCGCATAACCGCCTGGTCCACCAACATACACACCTGGATTGACTGTTACCGTTATATCACTTGCTCCTGGTGCATATAATCCGTTATTATTTACGTTTGCCCAAACATCATAATTGAGTGTATTTGAAGAAATTGTTACGTTAATTTGTTGACGATTGTAGCTACCATAGAAAGTGCTTCCAGGCAATACAATAGGACCGCTAGGCGTTCTACCAATATTTCTGATACAAGCGTTACAGAAACCAAATTGTGTTGTATATGTTTGAGTATTTCCTGATAATGCTTGTACGACAGATTGGCCAACCGTTGAACCGGCAAGACTAATAGGTCCTGCTCCGTTTAATGTTTTAATGTTTTCATATACTGTAAGTTGTAAATAACCGTTACCGCCGCCGGCACCGTATGGTCCATATCCTTGATTGCCTGCACATGATGCTGAACCTACGCCACATTTTCTAAAGGCTGAGCCTGAACCGCCTGGTTGTGCGAGTACGTCACCACCAAATGAACATCCACTTGCACCACCGTTACCTGATGTACCAACACCGGAACCACCTCCACCACCGCCGGGACCATCGGATCCGCAGCAACCTGCTGTTGAGTGACATCCGCCGTGGCCGCCTGAATATCCGCCATATGTACCGGCACAACCAGGTACACCGCCGTTTGCACCACCACCGCCGCCACCGCCGCCACCGCCGGCACCCAACCAAGTGACACCGTTGATATTGAAAACAGTTACGGCACCACCGCCGCCACCACCACCAGAAGTACCGGCATTACCTACGTTTCCGCCACTCCCTCCGTTCCATCCTAATGAGTTACTTCCACCACCAGCGCCGGCGCCAGAGTTCGTGTCATTACCGCCACCGCCTCCACCATAACCAATCCACCATTGAAAGGCCTCACCCGGAGTTGAACTTCTTGTCCAGTCAATTCTTCTTCCAGGAAGACCGGGAGCACCACCAGAAGCATCATGGCCACCAGAACCACCACCGCCGCCTACGGCTGTAATAACAACTGTGGTTGTATTTGTTGTGGGATATCGTGTTGGGACAGTATATGTACCGTCACCGTAGTATGTGGTTGTTTGAAGTCTGTAAATATTTGGCATAATAACTTTTCACTTATGTGGGAATAATAGGAAACATAACTATTTATGCTTAATCAAAATATGAATTTTTATGTGGGCAATAAGCCACATTAAATTTTTTTACTTCTACTTCTCGGATCTGTTTGACAGATTCTCTTAATTCTTCTCTAAGTCTTTCTTTGTTGCTGTATTCGTAGTATAGCCGCTGTTGTTTTGACATCATTCTTTTTTTGCTCATGCAAACTCCTCTTATTATTATTTTTATTTTTCATGCGAGAAGTTTTTACTATAGGTTGAATAGCATTAAGACCTCCTTTATTTTTAAGAAGAAAGGGAATGTTATTCATTATTAATTATTGCAGTTGATGTTTTCCTATCAATCTGCATCACACCATGACAAGCAATATTCCAATTAGGACCAGGCGATACCTCACTAAAAGATGGAACATTTATTTTAACATTTTTAAACAAATATTCTTTTTCATTTTCAAATACTCGCCAAACATGGTCAGTTGTTCCACGACCAGGCTCGCCTCTTGATTTATTATAACGTATCAAATATTTATTCATATCACTTCTGGTTGTTGTGGTGTTTCACAAACAGGCGGCATATACGATACACCAATATTAAAATGAATAAATCTAAAAGGTGTTCTTGATGGATTTCTTGTAAAAGAATGTGGTAACCAAGAATTAGTAAATATCAGCATTCCTGGTGTTGGTTGATAGTTTACCATTTGGCTTGCTATTGTTACGTCTTTTGAATTTGTTTCTAATAAATTTGCATATACTTTTGCTTGCCTTGGATCATGAAAAACTACACGTTGAGATTCTTTTGGAACATCCATAAAATAAAAACCTGAAATTTGTGCGTGTGGATGAATGTGTTCTTCTTGGCCAGAATATTGATGGTGTTCTTGACACCACATTTCATATACTGTAGTTGAATACTTTTGCATATCATAACCTTGTTTGGTTAATATATGCCAAGACATTTCCAAAATGTAATCAACAAAAGGTTTTGCTTTTTCATCATTGTGAAAATTTGATGACATTAAAACGGGATAAATTTTATCTAATTTAGATTCTATATTTGCAATATAGTTTTGCGATAACTCTCTTAAAGGAGTTAAAAACTCTGGTTTATATGTTTGATATACAGGACAAACAAAAAGATTATCTACTTGCACTTGTTCATTTTTAACTTCATTATTATCAATCATAATTTTACCATTCTCTAGGTTTTTTAGTTTTGTGGCCAGACATCGTATTGCCTGGAATTGTATCTTTCATTCTTTGAATTACGCCATGTTCAAAAGCGGCATGAGGTTGGCCAATTCCTGGTACAGACATGCGTTGACCATCACCAAAAATTGGTAAATTTTCGGCAGAGTGATATCTTGTTAAATGTGGATTTTGTTGCAGAAATTCATCCAACACAGTATAAGACATACGGTGTTCTTCAATTTTATTTGTATTACTATTTAAAAAATCGTATGTGGGCATAATTATTAATTATAAAAAGAAAACCATCCAGTTACAATATATTTATCTTGTGTTGGAGAAGGAACACCTCTATGCGTATGTGTCCAATCGGCAGGCCAAATTAAAGTCAAACCTTTTCTAGGTTGAACCGACAATCCTTGATTTAAAAATTCTGTTTCACCCTTATCTGTAACATCATTTAGATAGGTCATAAAAACCAAATGACGTAAACAACCAGGTTCGGCCGAATCCGTTCTTTCTGTATGCCATCGTTTGTAACCTTCACTTGGAGCATAATGTTGTATGTTTATACTTTCAATAATTCTATATTTTCCATAAAAATTACAACTTGGCCATTTTTCACCATACTTATCAAGAATTTTTTGTAATGAAGTTACATAAGAATTAGATAGTTCAGAAAACGGAAAAACAACATCTGTTGATTCTTTAATATCTTTATCTATACAGACAACACCCTCAACAATTGTTTCACCTTTTTTCTTTTCACCATTTTTATGATACTCAATAATTTTATCACATAAAGTTAAGTCATCAAGATAACCGTGAAACACAAAACTTTCTGTTGGCATTAAGCATATCCATGAGATAAAGGTTCAATCATTTTAATAAACCATTGTGGTTCTTTTCGACTATTTATTTTGCCTTTCCAAGACCACAAATGTTGTTTATTCATAACATAATAGTTATGATAAGACTGTAATGAATTGCCTGCGACTTTACATTCGTCTGGCATGGCAGGCGTAGGGCCGGTAAATTTATCTTTGGGTATATTATCAGGAACTCTTGCAAGATCAGGTATCAGGCGAGCGCAAGCATGAGTTTTGCCATAACGATATGTAAATTCTTTTAAGAGTTCACACCATAAATTGTATAACCAAACATAGTTTTTATCTGATTGGCGAGACCATATTGCTGAAGGGTGATTCATCATAGTAGGCTTCATTAATCGTTCTTCACGATCATCAGGTAAACGCCACGCTTTGATTGACCGATTATTTGCTGAAAGTCTACGGTATTCTTCGCCATCTAATACACGATGAGCAGTACAAAGTAATTGTGCATACTCAATAACCATTTTACAAACGTGTTTATCAACGTGCATTTGAGCACACTTTACAGGATCATTATCTAAGTAAAAAATATTCATGATGTAATCATTCTAAATAAACCAACACTATCAATACTAACTAACAAAAGATAGTTAGCAATCATACCAAACGACTTACGAGTGTAAGCAGCCCAAGCGTAAATAGCACAACCACTAATCCAAATGGGATATAAAGTAAATAACGGAGGATTGGGTACTGTGAGTGCCATCGTAATGGAACAGCCAATGCTAATAGCCCAAGCAAGCAACTCCAAAACAAAACGAACACGATTACTTCGCCAATCATCTTTTATCCAATCAAATGCATTATAAAATAAATCATTCATTACAGTTTAGGAATTTCAATTGGTGTATCTTTAGATTTTTTAGGGAATCGTTTTGCAATATCTTCTGCTGATACAGTCTGCATTGCAAATTGTTGAAAAGCAGGATACTCATCTTTAACTTTATAAGCAGTTTTACCACCAACCGCAGCAGAATCAGAGAAGTATAAAGCACAACCACCAGCAGCAAGAGGTGCAATTTCAATTACTTCATCCAAATTAATAATTACTTTACATTGTTTTTCAACTGATTGTACTTCGATAAATGTTGCCATCATTCTTCTCCTTGGTTTGAGTTACTTCGTTCTTTAATCTTTGCAAACTTGGCCATTTTTTCTGCAAGTTCTGATTCAATGTGTGATTGTTTCCACAATGACCGTTTTTCAGGTGATAGTGTTGCCAATCGGCGTTTTGCTTCTTTACTTAATCTAAAATCTTTATTTGGTTTCATTTTTTATCACAGTCAATTACACGAATTAAATATACAACATCTGTTGAATATGGTCTTACAAAAAAACATTCGCCTTTTGCTGACCAAACTAATTTGTTTTGTATACCACCTTCAAAAGATTCGAGTTTAGGTGGTTTTCTTACAATATCAACCAAAGAATAAACTGTCACTAAACAAGTGGCAACCAAAGCAGTAACAAAAAAACCAACAGCGTGTTTACCAACCCACAAATATAATTTACTAAACATTCATTGCTCCATTTTTATACAACATAAACATTATAACACTTATTACCACAAATGTCAAGAATACAATGGTAAATTTTATTGATTGACTATGGTAATATTCCACTTCTAATTCCAACATATCTCTTTGACCAAGTAACATAGGTTGGCAATCATCTTCACCACCCATCATTTCAATAGTTTTTTTGGCGCCAGCCAACCTGCGTTTAGCTTCAATGTAATAGTAAATGGAACAAATCATTATTTACCAAATCCAAAAGGACATTTTTTAGGTTTTACAATTTTTTTCATGACGTTATACTTATCGGTAAATTTTATATTTTGTTGTTTGTATATTAAATCACTATATTCTTCTTGTGAAACTTTATGCAATCTTAAATCAACTTCTCTTTCTGAGATTGGAATAATATGTGCCAAAGGAGTTCCGTGTTCAAGTATAATTGTTTTTTCTTTTTCTTCTTTTCTCATAACAAAATTAATATTTGAAGCATTGTTAAGACTAAAATCTAAAGTACCAGGCAATACGGTTATTTTATCTGGTTCAATATCATTCCAAGTAGGTTGTATAAACATCCATTTCACATTTTCTTTGCAAGATAATAACCAAGGGCTTATAAATTTAAAATGTTGATAATGTTTAGGATC